ATACAAAAGTGGTAAATATGTTTCCAGACCCAAATTAAAATCATTCAAATCAAAAAAATCATCTTGGACTCAAAAATTTCATAAAAAATATCCTGATGTAAAAAGTATAAAACAAATATCAGATGCCACAGGCATTCCGCGTCCAGCGTTGTTGGCAGTTAAAAAAAAAGGTATGGGAGCATATTATTCTTCAGGTAGCAGACCCAACCAAACACCTGAATCATGGGGGATGGGTAGAATGTATTCATATATTCTAGGCGGTCCCACTAGAAAAGTTGATAAACATATTACTGAAAAATATAATGTTAAATTTAAATAAACCATCCTGTTATAGCATATCTATTATTACATTTTACTTCATTTATATAATGTGGTAATTCCCTACTTTTAATATCCATTAAAACTAATTTATTATATTCTGGATATATTGGTATATGTACATTTTCTTTAGTTACTAAATTTAAATCTCCACCACAACCTCTATTCCAATTCTTATTTAAATATATTATAAAAGCATATCTGCCCAAATTTGTATCATTATGTACTGATAAAAAATCACCAGGTGAAAATTTAGAAATAAATATATCTGTAGTTTTTGTCATTTTATTACCTGTCAAACTAGATACTTCTTTCAAAACATTAGGACTATTTAAATATTCTTTTATTTCTTTTAATATAGGTGCTTCATTTTTATATTCATATTTTGAATATGAAAAATTTTCAGAATTTAATAATTTTAATGAATTATCTCTTCTAGATTTTATATCATTATTATGTTTGATTTTATCATTACCTATATTTGTTGTATATAACCATTCTTTATCATTTAATATAGTATTATTAATTTTTTCTATAAAAAATTTATCCATGAAGTTTTTCTTAACAATATAATATGATTTACAATAATATTCTAATAGTCCAAATATTACTATTAAAAAAAAAAATATTAAAATTAAATCCATTATAATATATTAAATATTTAATTATCTAAGCATCCTTATCTAATCCTTTTAAAAATCTTTTATGTAAAATATTTATTTTATCTAATATTTTTTTTTGTGTAGTAAAAAAAACAATCGCCACTATTACCTCACCTTCGTACGCATGAGTGTGAATTTCCCTATAACCTTGAACTTGAAACATTAATGGTAATAACTTCACTGCTTTCCTTATATAAAATACAGATAATGAAACTATTACAGAATGAAATGATAATTCTAATAATATATGTATTGTTGATTTATTTTCATCTACATCCGGGAATAAATAGTCCAAATATATACCTGCTATCAAACAAATAATTATATATAATATACTAAATTGTATTATTTCAACTATCTGGGTTAATCGGAAATTATCTAAAGTTAATAAATCACCAATTTTTTTTTTCATTATATATATAATATTATATAAATATTTGTATAGTATTCGTTAATAAATTATCTTTCATTTTTAAATATAATAATACTTCACTAATAATTAATAATGGAAAACTATAATTAGGATAATTATATGCTATTGTAAAACCTATAAAACAACATAATATATCTCCTATAGAATTTATTATAGAATCACCTATATAATTTCTTTGATATCTATTATTACGTCTATATTTTGCTAAAACATAATCTGTATTTTCTACTATTTCCCATAATATCCCCCAACCTATTACAAAATATATCATATTTATATCTTTTTTGCCATAAATATAATTTAATATCATAAATAATATTAATCCATGAGATATATGTGTGAATGAATATATATCAAATAATGATAAACTTGTATATTTATCATCAGGTTTATCTATATAAATATTATTTAATCTATCATTATAAGGACAAGGCCATACAGGTGTATTCCTAAATTTAGTATCACAATCTGTAAATATATATAATAATATTATAATTACTATAAAACCAAAAAAAATATTATAAAACATATACAATATATTATATTTTAGAAATAATTATATTAGATAATTGTGATAATTTATATACATTCTTATCATTTTGGTAATCATCTATATATTTTATTTCTTTTATACCTGATGCTACCATTATTTTAAAGCAATTAATACATGGATAATGTGTAACATATGCTATACATCCATTACAACTCACACCTCTCTTGGCACAATCAGCAACTGCATTTTGTTCTGCGTGTACCGTAGATTGTTCATGGTTATTTTCTACAATTGATTCATGAGGTGCTCCAGGTAAAAAACCATTATATCCTTGTGATATAATTCTATTATCTTTGGTTAATAAACAACCTACTTGTAATCTCTGACAAGGTGATCTTGTTGCTGTATTTTCTACAATTACTTTAAAATATTCTTCCCAAGATGGTCTAATATTTGAGTCCATTTTATATTATTTATTGATAATCTTTTAAATGACCTTCAATATGTTCATGACTAAATTGAATAACCTTATCTAAACAACCTTCCCAAAATATTTTATCAAAACCATATTCAGTCTGATTTTGATCTTCATTATAACATTCAATATGTAATGCTTTATCCTTGCCTGTCATATACATATAAGCATTTAATTGAACTTTTTCATATTCTGGAATCTTACCAAATAATCTCCTGGATCTATTCTTGGTTTCAATCACATACTCATCATTCATACCATCTATTTTACCTCTTAGAATTACTTGAAATTTACCATTAATATCTGTATATAATAATTTCTCATACATTTGTGAATTCCTACTTGTAATCTGAATATTACATTTCTTTTCAGTTTTATTTAAATTATTATCTTCCTTGATGTTTCCTCGATTCATTCTTAAATCTTGCTTTACTGATCCTTCTAGACATTTATTTAATGTGGGCATTGCTTTTAAAATTTCATCTACTTTTTCTTTAGATTGATTCTCAGATAAACTTGAATCAAATGATTTACCCATAACTTGTTTTTTAATTATATTTTCTACTTCTTTTAATGAAGTATTATCTGCTAAATTTAACTCTTTCTTAATAATCGCGACATCAACCTCTTTTAAAGATAATAAAGATTCTTCTATTTTCGATTTTGGAATATGTTTCTTAACAATTCCACTACGATTTAATACCGCATCAATTGCTTTTTCAGGTTTCTCAAATGTATTGTGACCAGTGATAATAGAAAGTTCGCTTGCAACAACAATGATATTCTTCATGTTTATAATATTATTTAAAAAACTTTAAATATAAATCAAATTTATTTTTTTTTCAACATTATAGGTTTTTTTTACAATTCATAAAGAACGCAATGAAGTTCTAGATATGAATTCCCAATTGAAAAAGTAATATGGAAGTGTGTAATCAATAAAAAAAAATATATTAATGTAGGATGTGTCATAAATATTAGTATTATGGATTACAATGAATATTGTGTTAATCAATACTGTATTCAATATAAAGATTTATACCATTATATTTGTTATCTTTATAGAATAAATTAAATACACAATTTTTATTTAAATTTTCAGAGACAAATTTTAGATTTTTTAAATTACTTTTATGAACAGAAAATATACCCATATCTGTTTGTATAATATAATATGCGCTGTTCATTTTTATAATTGTGCCTTTGATATCGGATCGTTCTAGTAAATAAATTCTTGTTAATAATTCATTAATATTTTCAGTTAAACTATTATTATCTTTTTCAACATCTTTTCTTTTATGATATTGTGACCAATACTTATTCTTATATTCATCTGTATCCATATATATTATTTAATAATTAACAAACTTTTAAATCAAATTTAAAGTACGTAAAATACTTTATCATCTAATATTTTTTTTTACAATTCATAATAACATATATCACACATGCATTGTGCTCCATTTGATATTGTACCACAAGGTAATACATCTCCATCTAAATATTCTTCATATGTTTCTATAGCATGACTTACTTTCAATGTTTTAGTAATAGGACATTGATAAAATGGATATATAGATTCTACTAAAGATACTTTTTCATTTAATATTCTTGTTTGTGTCATTTTACTTAATGTATTATCAATATAAATTTTATTATAATAATTATCATTATTATTTAAATAATCATTATAAAGATTCAAATGAAATTCTCTAGCAAATTTTTCTCTTGATTTAGGAACTTCTTTATTAAGAATTTCAATGACATCATAATCTTTTAAAAATCTTAGTGGAGAATTCTCCATATTTATTTTTATATTAATTATAAGATATTATTCAAATTTTATAATTTTTTCATAAATATTTATAATTTTTTTTAATTTATCATTTTCACATATATAGTTTTCTTTCATAAATTTAGTAAATTCTTTATCATCTTTTAATTTATTTAATAAATAGATTATGTCTTTATTTAAATTATTGTTGTAAATATACCTTTCATTTGATATATAAATTAATGATTTACTAATATATTTATTATTTATAATTTTTTTTTCATCAATCTCAGAATTTAATAAATATTTAGGATAAATTATAGATAATAATGTAAATAAATCATATAAATCTAAATGATTTTTAATACAATATGTATTTACATTTTCTGCTAACATACTTGTTTTATATATATCAACTATAGTTTTAAGATCGTTTGTTATAAAGTGAACATTATCTAATATATCAAAATAAAGATTATTCGTATTCTGTGAATATCTTATAATATCATTCAAATCATTTGATGTATATATTTTATTTATTGTATTATTTATAAAATTATCTTCATAATTAAATATATTATTATTATTATTTAAATTCAATATCTCAATATTTGATATTATATTATTTATTTTTTTATCTGATTTTTTAATTAAATTTTCTTTATCTTTTTCAGATAATTTTATATTTTTATTAGATAATATTTTATCTGTTATTGATAAAATATTTTTATAACTATAGTTTATTTCAATAAATTTAGATTGTGATAATATTTTTTTAAAATATTTATGATTTATATTTGAAGATATAAATATTATAGGATGATTTTGTTTATGAATATTTAATTTAGAAATATAATTTATTATATCATTTATAATTTGTTTATTAAGTTTTAAAAATAATTCTAAATTATCAAATACAAGCGCATTATATTCATATGTTTTATCAAACATCATTAATATATTCTTTCTACCCAATGCTTCATCAATATATTGTTTTATATTTTGTTTTTCCTTGAAGAAGTCAATATTAATATGGATTATTTTATATTTATTTAAAATACATTCTGCTAAAGTTGTTTTCCCAGTCGAATCACGACCATGAATAAATAAAAATTGATTTTTATAATCTTTAGTTATCCACTCATTTATAGATTTAATATCTTTCTTAGATAAAAAAAAATCATTAATATTCATATAATTTAATTAATATTTATCCTTTAATTATTAAAATTAGTACCAGACATATTATTTCTAGATGTTAAATCAGAAGTATAATTATTTTTATAATTTGCTTCAGGTATTTCCATAGGTAATGGTAATCGACTTTTATCATTCAAATAGTGTTGGTGCATTTCATAATTGCTAAATATTTTACCCAAACTATATTGAACTACTAATCCATTTAAATTTTGAATTTGTAATTTAATCCTTTCTAATGTTTTATCTGCTGAATTACTATATTTTAAATATATACCTCTCATAATTGTTAATAATATTATATTAGATTGATTATCAATTTTACGATTTTTTTCTTTATGAAATTCATATTTAATTAATTTTTGAATATTCATAACATTGTCATCAGAAAAAAAATATTTACTTAATAACGTTTCTTCTAATACTCCACTCAATATATCATCAGCACAACCCATCGATCTACTTCCTGGTTCAATTTTTATATCATTATTAACGAATATATTATCCATAGAACCATCATATTCATATATATCTGGCATCAATCCAGGTCCATTCCCTGTTATATTATCTATTACTGTACCATCTAATCCACTAGTTCCTGTTATATTACTCATATATTATTATATATATATTTAAATTTATATTTTAATTAACATAATTTTTTAATATATCCTAACAATTCATCTAATTCTTCAAACCACATTGTTTTAATATCCTTATTTAATACTATATCTATTTCATCTTTTATTTTATTTAATTCTTTATTTAATTCTTCTACTTTATCTAATGTCATTGAATATATTGGCATATTAATTAAATAATTATATCCATTATTAACAACCGCAAATTTACTTGCTTCCTTTATAACACTTGTTTGTGTATCATATAAATGATATTTACTATCAAATAATTGTTTTAATAAATCATTCTTACTACATTCGGACACTTTAATTATTTTTTGAATAACTTCATTTATAAATCTAATCTTATTATCTAAAATACATAATTTATTATTTAATTCATTAAGAATGTATTCTTTTCTTTTTATATATAAATTAGTTCTTACTTTATAATGTTCATCCATAATTTGATACGGAGAATCATACTTATTAATGACATTGTCTTTATTATATGCATGAACATTATTTAATGAAATACTTGTAACTAATTTTAGTTTCTTTTCAAATAAAGTATAACCATCTTTTTTCGTAAATAACTTATCTTCATATATAAAATCATCTGATAATACAATCTTAATATTAATATCTTTTTCAGTTGAATAATTATCAAAATCAACAATCATATCACATTTTTCTGATAATATATTATCTTCTAAGAAATGTATATATTTATCAGTCCATTCACCAATTGGTAATTCTGTAATTACTAATTCATTGTCATTTAATTCATATAATCCTTTTGTTATATAATTTTTATCTGATATTTTAATAATGTTACCTTTGAACCCTTTATAAAATGGACTCATTTCCTTATAGGTCCCTATTGTATTTTTTCTTTTGATATTTTTAATAATTTCAACGGGGTTATATTGTGGGATACTAGTACTCCATCCAGTTCCAATACCTACCATACCATTTACTAATACCATTGGAATAATTGGGACATAATATTCAGGTTCTACTGGTAATCCATCATCATCTAAATATTTTAATAATGGCATATCATCTTTTCTAAAGATTAAATCCGTTATTGGATTAATTTCCGTATGAATATACCTAGAAGATGCCGCATCATTACCACCCATAATTCTTGTTCCAAATTGACCATTCGGCATTAATAAATTAATATTATTTGATCCTATAAAATCTTGTGCCATACCAATAATTGCTCCCTGTAATGAAGCTTCACCATGATGGTATGCCGCATGTTCACTAACATATCCCGACAGTTGTGCCACTCTAATTTCAGAATATAATTTTCTTTTAAAACATGAATACAAAATCTTTCTTTGAGATGTTTTTAATCCATCTATACTTGAACCTATTGATCTGCTTGTATCTGAATTAGAGAAATGAATTAATTCTTTATTCACAAAATCATCAATATTTGTTTTCTTAATATTATAATCTAGAATAATTTCTTTATCATATTTCTTTAACCATTCCTTACGATTATCTGCTAATTTTTTATTAAATGCCAAATTCACTGATTCATCCGTTTTATCAGTAACAGAATAATCATTTACCTTTAATTCTCTAAAATATTGTTTTGCTTCTTGTGCTGTAGATGTTCCTAATCCTTTATAATATTTAATATTATACTTATTAGAATTTTTGGTGGTTTTCTTCCAATTCTCATAATCTGTTAATGTATAAAATGGTTTTATATCTTTCTTTAAAGATACTTTTACAATTGGTGTAGTCATATATGAAATGAAATCAAAATTTAATAATTCAGGCCATAAATAATGGAACATATTAATTAATAATCCTTTAATATGGAATCCATCATGATCTTGATCTGTCATAATCATTATTTTACCATATCTTAATGATTTAATATCCTTATATTTTTTATTACTTTCTAATGCTAAAATCTTTTTAATATTGATAATTTCAGCATTAGCATTAATTTGTTTAATAGCTGCTTCACGGACATTTAATACTTTACCTTTCAATGGAAATACACCATATTTATCTCTACCAACTTCAGATAATCCAGCAATCGCCATAGACTTTGCAGAATCTCCCTCAGTTAAGATTAGTGTGCATTCATGTGATTTCTTTGTTCCTGCCCAATTGGCATCATCTAACTTGGGAACAATAATCTTATTTTTCTTTTTACCATCTGTTTTCTTTAAATCTTTATTATCATTTTTATTATTTGCTTCTAAAATCTTATCAATTAATCCATTATTTGAACAGATCTTTTTGATAAACTTAGCAGATACAACTGGTTTAGACCCAAACTTACTTTGAGATGTAATACATCTTTCTTTAGTCTGAGAATCAAATGAGGGATTTTCAATAACACTATTAATATATAGTGACATATA